CCTACATACTCTTACACACTTGTCACAGCCTCTGGCATATCAAGTATTGTGTTTGATGCTGCTCCAGAAACTAACGATTATATCTTTGTTCGTGTAAGTTCTACTTCTAGCTTGACAGCTGGTGGTGTTCTAAACGAATCAAGTAACATCGACGGTGGTACATACTAATCTTAACTGATTAGAACTTGAAAAAGGGTGTAGTGAAAGCTACACCCTTTTCTGCCTTCAACTTCACTAAATAGCATATCGCTAAGAAGCTCTGAGCCAACTAAAAATGCCAATTTTCCGCGGAAAAAACTTCGTAAGTGCTGTATCTGACTATAAAGATAGTGTAAGAGTCGCGCTTCGTTCCAATATAAACATATCGGCCATTGTTACAGTCATTGACGGTATCACTTTGGCTGACAAAAATAGAGTACTAGTAGCTGGGCAAAGTGTTAGTACCCAAAATGGTATCTACATGTGGTCCTCATCAACCAGTAAGCTAACCAGGGCAGAAGATGCTGACTCAACTTATGAACTAAGTGCTGGCAACAGAATTTATGTTGAAGAAGGCACTGTGCATGAAAAAACCAATTGGGTTCTCATTACAACAGGCATTATTACCCCAGGAGTCACTGGCATAGTATTTTCCAAAGAAAGTAGAATTGGTCCAGTAGATTTAACTGGAACTTATGGCTCCGCCAACAAGACTTTGCAGATACAAGTAGACGAGTCTGGACAAGTTGATTCGGTTACTGAAATAGATATTGAATTGGATGGTGGTAGTTTCTAACATTACAATAGTATTACAACCATAGTTTAACGGGCATTTGGGCCCGTTTCTTGCATTTGCGGATAAATAAATCTGAAAGGGTAAAACTCGAGACATTTATCCGATTACAATAAGGGAGTATATACTCAATGGCCAATACGATCATTTTAAAGCGCAGTGCAACACCGTCGAAAATACCAACGACGGGACAGTTAGCACTAGGCGAAATTGCAATCAACACCTATGATGGTTTGATTTACATAAAGAAAGACAATGGAACAGCTAGCGTTGTTCAAATCGGCGGCGTAACAAGCGTCAACGGTGAAACAGGATCAATAACAATATCAACTGATGATGTTAGTGATGCAGGACAAACCAACAAGTGGTTTACTAATGCTCAGGCACGTAGTGCAATCAGTGCTAGCACTGGTATCAGCTACAACAGCGGCACAGGTGCAATCAGCACAGTCCAAAACATTGCAACAAGTGCAAGCCCAACATTTGCTGGTTTAACATTAACCGGCGGTATCAGCAGTATTGCTGGTAGCATCATTCCAAGCGCAAACATTACCTATGACTTAGGTAGCACAAGCATGCAGTGGAGAGATATCTACGTTGGTCCAGGTTCTTTGTATGTTAACGGACAGAAAGTTCTTCAAGACGATTCTGGTACAATTACATTCAGTGCCGACGTTGACGAAAACATTCGTATCAAGACACTTGGTACAGGTATTTTACAATTAGGTTCAAGCACAACAAACGTCAACGTTGACGGTACATTGCAAATTGCAGCCGGTAAGAACATTACTGACAGCGCAGGTATCAAAGTTAACTTTGGTGACAGCATTGAAATGAACGGCAACAAAGTTATTGGTCTTGGTGCTCCAAGTAGTGCCAACGATGCGGCCACAAAGACTTATGTTGATACAAGCATTAGTGCTATCAGCACTAGTAGTATTACACAAGGTAACAGTAATGTTACAGTAGTAGACACAGGTACTGGTACAGTTACAGTTACAGTTGATGGTTCAACGGCTCTTACAGTTACATCAACTGGTGTTACAGTTGCCGGCAACTTTGTAGTTCAAGGCGCAACAACAACAGTTGAATCTAATACAATTAGCTTGGCTGACAATATTATCACATTGAACAGTGACGCAACAGGTGCGGCAAGTCAAAATGCTGGTATTGAAGTAGAACGCGGTGATGACACAAATGTATCACTTCGTTGGAACGAAGGTTCAGACGTTTGGCAATTTACAAATGATGGCGCAACATTCAACCCAATCGCAGTTAATACAGACGGCCTAACAGAAGGTTCTACTAACCAATACTTTACTACAGCTCGTGCTCGTACATCATTAAATGGAAGTAGTGGAACTGGTATTGGATACAACAGCTCAACTGGTACTTTTAGCTTAGGTAATATTCCTAACAGTTCATTGACTAACACAACAGTTACAATTGGTTCAACATCAACTGCTCTGGGTGCAACATCAACTACATTGGTTGGTTTAACAAGTGTTACATCAACTGGCTTTACTGGTGCGTTAACAGGTAATGCTGATACAGCAACAGCATTGGCAACAGGTAGAACTATTGCCCTTACTGGCGATGTCACATACACTAGTCCATCATTTACTGGTGCTGGTAACGTAACAGCGGCAGCTACACTTGCTACAGTCAACTCTAGTGTTGGAACATATGGTTCTTCTACATTGGTTCCTGTTATTACTGTAAACGCTAAAGGTCTTATCACTGGCGTAACAACTTCTTCTATCTCTGGCGCATTAACATTCACTGGTGATGTAACAGGTACAGGTACAACGGGTAGCTCAACAGCATTGACAATTGCCAACAGTGCAGTTACAAATGCTAAACTAGCAAACAGTTCTATCACAGTTACAGCTGGTACAGGCATGTCAGGTGGTGGTGCAGTATCACTAGGTGGTTCAGTTACTTTAACCAACGCAGGTGTTACTAGCTTGAACAGTTCAACAGGTGCTAAAACACTTGCTCACTATCATGCTACATACCAAACAGTATCAGCTGGACAAGAAACAGCAAACGTTTCTGGTGCTGTTACATTTACATTTGCTGATCTAAGCGGTAGCGTACATCACATGGTGTTATTAAACCGTGTTCCATTGCGTCCAACAGAGTACAGCGTAAGCGGTACAACGTTGACTATTGCTAGTGGTACAGGTCTAGCAGAAGGTGACGAAATCGAAGTTACAGGTAGCAAATTAAGCTAATCTAACTAGTCAAATGCAAGGGGTTGCCAAACCCCTTGCTGATGCGCTGATTAATAATCAGTGGCTATGGGAATAAATGATTATTCCTTCGAACTAGTTCAACTCTTTAAGGAGAAATAAAATGGCAAAACGCGAATTACGAAGTGCTGGCTCAACAGCAGTACAGGCACTTGACACAACAAAAAACTATAAGTTCAACTCTTCGGGTACGTTAGTTGAATCTACAGGTACCCCAGGCGGCACAGATATTATTTTCACTGGTAGCAAGTCCAGCTTGCGCCGTTTGGCAGATTTAGAGCGTAACGTTTCTATTCTTGCTGCCAAAGCACTTACAGACGACGGTTCAGGTTCTGGTGAATCAGGTGACGTTAGCTATGCACAAAAAGCAGGTAAGTGGAGTTCATCTCGTACAATTACATTAGCAGGTGATTTGTCGGGTAACGTCAGTATTGACGGAAGCTCGGGTGTAACATTGACTGCAACTATTGCTGCCAACTCTGTTGCACTTGGTACAGATACAACTGGTAACTACATGTCTGGTGTAACAGCCGGTACAGGTATCAGTGTAAGCCACACAGCAGGCGAAGGCTCTACAGCTACAATCACTAACACAATTACCAACAACAACCAGTTGACAAACGGTGCCGGTTATATCACTGGTATCACAAGTGGTAACGTAACAACAGCATTGGGCTATACACCTTACAGCAATGCTAACCCAAGTGGTTACTATCAAGCGAATTCTACTCCAACTTTTGGTGCAACAGCAACAGGTGCTTTAACAGTAACTGGTGGCATTACTGCTACAGGTGAAGTTACAGCTTACTACTCTGATGATCGTTTGAAGAAAAATGTTGTAGCAATTACTGATCCAATTGGTAAGTTAATGCAAATCCGCGGTGTTACTTTCCGTCCAAATCAAACTGCCTTAGATTTAGGTATTGTTGACAAGGAAGAAGTTGGTGTTATTGCGCAAGAAGTCCAACAAGTTTTACCACAACTGGTAACTGGATCTGCTTATGAAGGCTATATAACTGTTAAGTATGAAAAGTTAACAGCATTACTAATCGAAGCAGTAAAAGCGCAACAGCAACAAATTGATGACTTAAAAGCATTAGTGGCCAGGCATTGTGGTGGATTATAATCTAGTAACTAGAAAAGGAGGCAAATAAAATGGCAATTCTTCCAGCAACTGGATCAGCAATTACTTTTGGTAACGTTAAACGAGGTTACTCGAACACAACTGGCTCAAACGTAAGTTTACGCGGCACATTGGGTGGATACTTAGGTATCGGCTCTGGTGCAGTTAGTTTAAGTTCAAGCTTCGGTGGTCGTACAACACCATACAACACTTAATTTTAATTAAGGATATAAAGAAAAGGGCTTCGGCTCTTTTCTTTTGGCTAAAATTTCAATTAAACGATTGATACATAATGTATATCAACTAGGAGTATGTATGTCACTTACACAAAACGAAATTTTAGCCAATACACGACCAGTATTGCACCAAGTTCCATTCCGCACAACATTTGAAAGAGAAAACTTTGTATTTGGATCAGCAGCTGGCCCGAGATTGCTGGTAGCACTATGCCAAGACATTGAATTTTTGAATACTGAATATTCTAATGCACTGAATGAAATGAACAAATCAGCAATTCTGGCAGAAATGAATTTAGTAAATGCTAAAATTACAGAAATCCAAGCAGAAATTGGCCCAGACGTCCGTCAAGCAATTGAAGATGCGGAACCACAGTACTGGGTAGAAGAGCTTGCTCGTAAAGCGGCCATTGAAGCATTATGTCAAGCAGTAACATTTGAGAATATGAGTCAGATGCTAAAGCTTCCTTCAGAGTTGTACGAGGAAACAATTACAAAATGCCAAACATTTTTAAATGTTATTAATAAAACAACACGTCTTGCTGAACGCAAGGCAAACGTTGGTAATATTCCTGTTAACGAATAATGTTTAAGAAATCTGCAACAACTCTCTTTGATAAAATTCCTGCACTTAGCGAGCAGGTTGTTGTATGTGTACCAACCAACGGGCTAGTACACGCAATGTTTTCTTATTGCTTAATCAATGCAATTCGATACACAGAATTACATGGAGTGCCTGTTGTACTTGAAATGGACGCAGGCACAGTATTAAGTAATCAGCGGCAAGTGTTATCTGACTCGGCTCTTGCATTGCAAGCAGATCATATTATGTGGCTAGATAGCGATATGACATTTCCTGAAGATGTTATCATTCGCTTATTAGAGCACAGGAAAAATGTAGTGTGTGCTACCTACTCAAAACGAGTAGAACCGTTTCATCCAACTGCATTTTATAACATTGATCCAGTGGAGCCAGTTGACACAGAGGGTAATGGACTAGTTGCAATTAAGTATTCAGGAATGGGATGTATGCTTGTTAAATCAAGCGTAGTTGATAATATGCCAAGTCCACATTATCCATTAAAGTGGCATGCTCCTAGTTCAACATGGCACGGCGAAGATATGGGGTTTTGTGAACTACTATCAGACAACAATGTTAAAATATTTTGTGACTTAGATCTTAGTCGGGAGATTGGCCATTTAGGTCAACGAGAATATCGATTGAATCAGGCAAACTGATAAAAAACGCACACCATTGATTTAGCTTTCTCAAGTTAACTCCAGCTGATATTTCAAATTCTGGGTAGTCAGTTGAGCGCAATACGTGCCGCATTAGAGCACCGTCTATTATAGTACTCTTTACTAAATTTTGTCTCAACTTGGTGTCAATGATTATACTGTTAATCAGTGGGTGATGCCATTCTTCTTCATTGACCAGCTTGCGAATTTCCAAGTACCATCGCTCGGTATAACAAACTGATTCTTTGTACAGCTTATTAAGAAACGGATTATTTAACCATGGCTGCCAGCAATGCTGATAATTTATTTGGTGGTGTGGTCCATCATATTGTTGCGCTGATACAGATGGCGTGTTCTTAATTAAGCGGAGCATTATTTAATAGTCCCTCTAATGCTTCTCTAAATCCGCGACTACTAAACATCTTAGCAGTGTTTCTGTGCAACGGCTGCGGCCAGTGCCACATATCAACCCAACAGTATCCAGCTGATTCACTATCAATGCGAGGTACAAATTCATCCTCGCATAATATCAAATAGCTAACATGTCTAAATCCCTTGTCCTTGGTAACAAATGTGTATACATGACTCATTGCAACAGTATTAGGAACACCCGGGAATCCAAGTTCTTCACATAGCTCACGTTTAAGTCCTTCAAGGTCGCCTTCTTCGTGTTCAAGTTTGCCACCCCAAATTCCCCAGCACATGCTATGTGTTTCTTCGGGACTTCGCAATTGCATCATTGCTCTCCCGGTATTTTTACTAACAATTAATGCGCCTACTGCTCTCATACTACTAGTTAGTTGACAATACGCCACCAGCCTTGATCAAATACTCCTTCAACTGCTAGCACCCACTCGTCTCCAGTGAAGTACAATTTCTTCATGGTATTTGCATTTGTTGTATATGCACTTGTATTCACTGCACTAGCGTCAAAGCTAACAATCCAGTCACTGCCATTGTATTCAATGACGTCGTTTTCGTCTGCCGCCACAGTTCCCCAAAAGCCATTTTGAATAGGCGAATTGGTCAACAGATAACGTTGTCCAAATGCGGCAGCAGGAATGTTTCCGTTACCAGGGTGACTCTTGGTTGGGTCAATAATACCATTGATCATTGTAATGGTATCGTTTGGTAATGTTGATGCATCCAAACTATAGCTCAGTATATTTTGATTGTTTTCCACTGCTGAAACTTTTAGAATAATTTCGTTTGTGTCCATCGAGCTACCTAATTTCAATCTAATTTCTGTAATGCCATTATTAATCCCACCAAATTTACTAAAGTGGTCTTTCCAGCTTAAATTTTCACCTGTACTACTTTGCGGATCTGTTGCTTGATTAATACTAGTCAACAGTTGAATGTAGTCTTCGGTTACTTTAATATGCCTATCTTCAAATGTAATCCAACGTCGATCTTGGAACCCATTATTAATAATAATATCGTCAATGAAGCCAAAGTCTGCGCCTACGTTGTTTAAAATACTATGAATTAAAACTTGACGCTTTACCTTGGCAGGTGGAGTCAAGAAAATTGGCAATGTAAAAATTAAACTTGCAACGTCAATGATATCGTCGGTGCCCTGCGGAATGCTACGAGCAGTCCATGTAATGTTAATCAGTTCAACCACTGCCAAGCTTGTCCAGTCATAAGGATTCTGACTGCTTTGCAAGTTTACACTTGGGTTGAATAGTAGCAAAATTTGTTCAAGCAATTGAAGTTTTTGTTCAGTGTTACTGGTCCAGATGTCTACGTTGATTGTCAAGTCGTATGGTATTGGGCTATGTCGATCCAAGCTATAAGTCTCGCCTACTTGGTCTCTATAAGTTCCAGCTTCGGCGTCGTAGGATTTTTCATAGACCTGAACAGAGTCCTGGAATGTTGGACTTATTCTACGTTCGGCATTTGGCAATAGCTCTGCAATATAGCAACTGATTGCAGGCACGCTTAAAATAGTGTTTTCACTGTTCTTACGAAGAATGTGTTGACTCATACGAGTAGTGTCACCATATCGAACAGGAACTTGATGATAGTAATCGTTTCCAGTGGAATCCTTACCCATTTGTACACTAAAGCCACCAAATAGTCTCATGAACTGAAGTAACCAACGTCTTATTTGTTGGTCATAAAAATATTGTTGTGCCATTAATTATCTGCCTTTGGTTTAGTAAACACCTTGCTCAGTGGCTGTCGTTGATTGATAGTAGTCTTTGGAGTGCTTAAATTATTTGTACCAGTAGTTTGCGTATTATTAATAAAGCCACCTGCATTCACTGTTGCTTCTTTCCATCCAACTTGATTTAAATTGTCCATTACTCTGTGCCACTTGGTACCGCGGTATACAAACAATCGCTCTGGCGTAAAGTCCATTCTAATAAACAACTCGTTTTGACTTGGCGAATTTGGAAAGCTTAATCCATTTGCCACACCTGACGTATCTCCGTGTGTTGCTACATACTCAGAGGTATTGACTGTTGTATTAGATGAACCACTTCCGTCAAATCCTGCAATGACAGGAACAAACGTTGAACCATTGATTTCTGGATTAGCATAACCAGCTCTGGGTGTGATAACTTCAGCAGATGCCAACACTGCATTTGAAATTTGAATTTCTTTCTGATAAGTGCTTAGTGCATTTTTTAAACTATCAGCATCTTCTGGATCTCCCAGGATACTACGATACTCTTGTGCATCGTTGATAGGAGCAACTTTGATACGCCACAAGTGCGGCCACCAAGTTGGACCAAATCCTTCCGCGGCGCGGCTTGCATCTTGGACAGCATAAAATTTGTTAATGCTTTTTGCAGTAGCATCTAACAGTAAGTCGTCATTCAAGTGAGGTAATTCGATGACGTCACCTGCCATTAACTTACGACCTAATCGCTCTACCATTTCGTTAGTGTGAAAGGTAATAAACAATGTATCAGCATTTAAGAATAGTCCAAACTGACTCAAATCAAAATCTTGGTCAGTTACATTATATGTGCCGCGAAGCTCAAACACGCTGGTATCATATACGCGGTCACGATTCTCTAAGAACAGCAAGTCTTGTATATCCATTTCATTTATTTCACCCTTTGCAGCCAAATTTGGCTTTGCAGGGTCCGAACCGTCTTCTACGGCCGCAGGTCCAAGATACTTGTGGACCAATATAGTGGTACCACCAGCACTTACTGCTTCCTTAATGACCCTATCTTGATAGTAGAAGTCATTGGTCTTGGCATTTTTCCAAAGTGATATTTTAGGCATAATTCCCTCAGGTCCATAATTGGTCCTATTTTGTTGTAGTATTTACCGTTAAGGATCTACTTGACAGACTCGCGCAGATAAGTTATAATAGTCCAATACGTACACAAACTGGAGTAAAAATATGGCTACAGCAACCAAAAAACCCGCAATGAAATTGCCAGCTAAGAAAAAAACGCTAGCCCGGCCCACCCGCACTGGTAAAAAAACAGCAACAACAATGAAAGTTGATGCACAGGGCGGTATCAAGTTAAGTGCCATTCCAGTTACTGATATCAAGTACATGGGCGACGAGCCGGACTGGTCTAGACAGGACACGTATAGCGAGTCAACACGCCGCTCACACATGGCCCGTAGTTTTAACTGGTACAATTACTCCTGTGACCGTAAGCAAGCACGTAGCTTCTTTGAAGACTATTGCAGTACAGTTGAAGAATTTAAAACATGTAAAGTAAAGTTTAAGCGTTTACCTGACAATGCGTTTGGGCTGACCACTGGTTGGTTAAGCCGTATGATTCTATCTGGCTTCAAGATTCAGGAAGGTGAAGACCGCTGTATCGTTGAACAATTTGCTTCATTGGAACAACGACTGCTTGATGAAAAGGAAGAAGTGGTTGTTGTCAAGCCTGGCGAAGTAGTAGTCAAGAAAGAAACAATCCAGGATCGACTTGCCGAAAAGTTTAGTGAAGCAATGGGCGAAGTCGAAGGCGCCATTGACGAGTTTATAACTGAAGGCAAAGAGTACTCCACATTCAAAATGCTAAGTGCGCAGAATATTGCAGTCCAGTACGCAACTAAGATTCCTGATTTAATCCAGCCTCGTATCAATGAAATGAACGAGTTACTTGAAGGCAAAGACGCTCAGTTGTTGGAAGCTTATAAACACATAAGCAAGCGCGAAGTCAAGGCTCTGATTAAGTTCTACGAAGCTATTATCAATGATGCAATGGCTTATAAGACAAGCAAAATTGCAACTCGTGCCAAGCCCAAGCGCAAGCCAGTACCTCCAGAGCGCACAGTACGAGGTCTCAAATATCTTAAAGAGTTTGCAGAGCTAGGTCTCAAAAGTATCAACCCAACGGAGATTTTAGAAATGAGTGAGCTGTGGACTTACAACACCAAGACACGTAAGATTGGACGTTTTGTTGTAGCAATGCACGGCGACATGGTAGTGGGACAGCTTGGTGTCAAGGGCAGTGCTATCATTGGCTTTGACGAGATTAAGAGTATCACAAAAACACTGCGGAAACCAGCAGAAAAGCTAGCAGAGTTCAAGACGCTTGGCAAGCCACAGCTTCGCAAGTTTATGGATACTATCAAAAGTGTAGAAGTCAAGCTTAAAGGACGCATTAGTCCGGAAACCATCCTGCTACGTGCTATTAAGTAAGTTTTAATCAAGTGTCTCCGGTAAATAGCACTGGAGACACTTATGGCAGATAACAAAACAACAAATCGTGCAAAGACAATAAAGTACATTGAACTTAGCCTTGGCGGAGGCATGGTTGATGTAGAACTTGACAAAGAGCACTACGATATGGCTATCGATAAAGCCGTGGCAAAGTATCGTCAACGTAGCAGCCGCGCAGTTGAGGAAAGCTTCATGGTGCTGACACTAGCACCAAATGAAAGCAATTACACTTTACCAGATGAAGTGATTGAAGTACGTGCGATTTACCGCCAAAACGCAGGCGGTGTTGGCTCATCTGCAACAAGTTTTGAACCATTTGAAGCCGGTTACTTAAACATGTATATGTTAAATGCATCTGCAGGTGGTGGCCTAGCAACATTTGAATTATGGATGGGACAACGTGAGCTATTAGGCAAAATGTTTGGAGCCTATGTTATCTATACATGGTCTAACACCAGTAAGCGACTTAGTTTGCATCGCCACATCAAAGGTGATGAAGCTGTAATTATACACACGTATAACTATCGCCCAGATGAATCATTACTGGCTGATACTAGTTCCGCACCGTGGATTAAAGATTATGCAACTGCGGTTGCAAAAATGACACTGGGACAGGCCCGTAGTAAATTTTCTCAACTGGCTGGTCCTCAAGGCGGTGTTACGTTAAACGGCACTGACTTAATTACGCAAGCCCAAGCAGAATTGGAAAAGCTTGAAGAAGATCTTAAAACATACGCAGATGGTGGTACTCCACTTGGCTTCATCTTTGGTTAATTTTGATATTAATAGTTGGTTTGATAGTATACCTAGTAATTTATTAGTTGCTGACTTGGCATGCGGCAACGGCCGTTACGGCAAACGATTACTTGAGCGTAACGCACAATTTGTTGATTTTTTAGATATTAGGCAAGAGTGGTTTAACGAAACTAATACTAACTTAGAATTCTCAAATTATAAATTTCATCAATGCAATATTGAAGATGAAGTTAGTCTTCTTGAAAAAATTATAAACACCAATGTAATTTTATACTCTGGTCACTTATACCATAGTATAAATCCAATAGCAATACTTAATACAATATGCAAAAGCAAGGCCAAGTACCTGGTGTTAGAATCTAAGGTAAGTGATATTAACTCGCCTGACTTAAATGAACCAAAAATTCTAAAGCATTACGAAGATTCAACACCTTATTATAATGCATGGTCTGAATCAGGTTCAACTATTGAAGTTTGTCAACCCACTTTTACTTTTACTAAAAAGTTCTTAGAAGATGCTGGTTGGACTATTGTCAATTCTTTTAATTTTATAGAATATATGATACTTCCTGATCGATTACCTAACCTAGACTACGATAACAATAAACAAATGCAACGCTTTGGATTTTATGCAGTTCGGTAAAGCAACTTCTTGCTCTGCCACTGCAAATATGCTAAACTAATGCATGACTAAACAAATTATTGGAATCTGCGGCTTCATTGGTTCTGGCAAAGACACTGCCGCAGACTATCTTGTAAACTTTCATGAGTTCCGTAGAGACTCATTTGCCGCTACCCTTAAAGATGCAGTTGCTGCCGTTTTTAATTGGGATCGAGAACTGCTCGAAGGCCGTACCAAACAAGCCCGCGAATGGCGTGAACAAGTAGATCCGTGGTGGGCAACCAGATTAAACATGCCCGAACTTACTCCACGGTTGGCACTGCAACTTTGGGGCACAGAAGTATGCCGCCGTGGCTTTCATGATGACATTTGGATTGCCAGCCTAGAAGCACGTTTGCGAAATACGCAGGATAGCATTGTTATCTCAGATTGCCGCTTTCCAAATGAAATCAACTCTATTAAGCAAGCCGGCGGCAAAGTAGTCTGGGTGCAACGTGGCACATTACCAAGTTGGCATATCATGGCAGGCAAAGCCAACAACGGTGACATAGTTGCCGCTGAAAAACTCAAACAACTTGGCATTCATGCAAGTGAAACAGCATGGGTTGGCACCGAGTTTGATGCTATTATTGACAACAATGGCACAGTTGATGAACTATACAAACAACTTGCCACTGTTGTCCAGTGAAACACAAAATTAGTTATTCCGCTAAATAGGTTCTCTTTGAGCACTATGGACTAAATATCTTCGAGTAAGGGCAAGAAACCCTTAAGAATACGGAGATATTTATATGGCTCAGCTAAGTTCCCCAGGCGTAAGCGTTTCGATCATTGACGAAAGCGCATACGCATCTGCAGGCAGCGGTACTGTTCCTGTTATTGTTTTAGCAACTCGTTCTGATAAGAAATCACCAGACGGTTCAACTGCACAATACACTACAGCACCATTTGCAAAGAAACCACTTATTATTACAAGCCAACGCGAGTTGGTACAATTATACGGTGAACCAAGTTTCACTATTGTTGACGGTACACCAGTACACGGACACGAATTAAACGAATACGGCTTGCTTGCCGCTTATTATTATTTAGGTATTGCCAATCGTGCTATTCTAGTACGTGCAGACTTAAAAATGGAAGAGCTTGAGCCACAAGCTACTGCACCAGTTGGCCCTCCAACTAACGGTCAGTATTGGTTAGACACTGATGATTCTACATGGGGCTTGTTCGAAGGTAACGGCACTGCATGGGTATCAAAAAGTATTTTAGTTAGCGATGGCGTACCAGGTGTTGGCGAAGGTGCCAATAGCGACTATGCATTGGATACTACAAGCACAGTTAAACGTTTCTACAAAAAGCTTGCAGGCGCATGGGTTGCAGTCACTTCAGCGGCACTTCCAGGTGATGTAACAGTTGCCCCTCACTATCAAGTTCCTACACCAACTTCTGGAAATGTATGGTTTAAAACCACAAGTCCAAATGCAGGCTTCAACTTGAAGTTAAAGAAATACACAGCCTCAAGCCAGAGCTGGACAGTACAAGCAGTTGGCGCTG